ACTATACTGTTGGACAGGAAGTGTATGGCGGTCATACTATAGAGAACATTATAGAAGAGGACACAAAATTTTCTATATATATATCTAAAGACGGAGCCATAATGCCTTGGAAAGATTTCAACAAGAACATGGCTATTTCAGTGGAATATAATATCTCATGGTAAAATGCAAAGTGTATTTAATTACCTTGTAACTCCCAAGGGAGGAAGAACAACCGCAGAAATTACAATTGAAGGACAAGAATTACTATTAAACACAGAATTACAAAATCACGAGTATTCGAATAGAATAGGTGTTATACTAAGTTTGCCTTTGGCGGAAAAGTATAAAGAATTGCAAGAGGGAGATGAAGTGATATTACATCATAATGTATTTAGAAGATTTAGAGATGTAAGGGGTAAAGAAAAGAATAGTAAAAGCTATTTGACAGAAGAAACTTATTTGGCTCAGCCAGACCAAGTTTACGCATATAAAAGAGACGGCGAATGGAAAGCCTTAGAGGGTTTTTGTTTTGTTGCTCCAGTTAAAGAAACAAAAATGTTCTCTTTAGAAAATGAAAAACCATTACTTGGAGTAGTTAAATACTGCACTTGTGGTTTAGATGTAGACACATTAGTAGGATTTAAGCCTACATCAGAATATGAGTTTATTATAGAAGGGCAGAGGTTATACCGAGTACCCACCAATTCAATTACAATTAATTATGGACATAAAGGAAACGAAAAGGAATATAATCCTAGCTGGGCAAAAAGCCGTTGAAGAATTAATAAAAGTAGCTAAAGAAGCTATTGTAGATTCAGACGACGATATATCAGCAGACAGATTAAAGAATGCCGCTGCAACTAAGAAGTTAGCTATATTCGATGCCTTTGAAATTTTAAACCGTATTAATGACGAGCAGCGTGCTTTAGATAACAAGCCAAAAGAAGAGGCCGTGAAGAAAGACTTTAAGGGCTTTGCTGAAAAAAGATCTAAGTAATGTATACTCAAGATCTATACAGTATAATAACGCCTATTAAGTCTAATACTATATCCAGATTAAATAGAAGCAGAAAATGGGAGTATGGTTATAACAAGGAGCACGATGTTGTTGTTATAAGCAAGACCGGTAAAATAGGCGATATATATAATATACAAGGATTAAAAATTGCTTTGCCAGCGGTTCCCGCTAAAATAAGTAAAGATACTGACAAATGGACGCCTGAGGAATACCCTAAGGAGTTAAAAAGCATAAACAGTATATTTGATTGGCGTGATTACCCTGATGAATTTAAAGCAACTTGGGAAAAATATATAGATGAACAATTTAGAAAAAGAGAAGAAGGTCATTGGTTCAATAATAGAGGCGTGGCTACTTACATTACTGGTACTCACTTTATGTACCTGCAGTGGTCCAAAATTGATGTTGGGCAACCAGACTTTCGAGAATCAAATAGATTATTCTACTTATTCTGGGAAGCTTGCAAGGCAGACAAAAGATGTTACGGAATGTCCTACCTCAAAAATAGACGATCTGGATTTTCTTTTATGGCTTCCGGCGAGACTGTTAACCAAGCAACAATATCTTCAGATGCTCGATTTGGAATACTGTCCAAGTCTGGGGGAGATGCAAAGAAGATGTTTACGGACAAAGTTGTACCAATATCGATTAACTATCCATTCTTCTTTAAACCAATACAAGACGGAATGGACCGTCCCAAAACAGAACTCGCCTACAGAGTCCCCGCTTCAAAATTTACAAGAAAGAAGCTCGATTCAAATGTCTCAACAGAAGACATCGTTGGGCTTGACACGACAATCGACTGGAAAAACACAGGTGATAACGCATACGATGGTGAAAAACTAAGACTATTAGTACACGATGAAAGCGGTAAATGGGAAAGACCAAACAATATACTTAACAACTGGCGAGTAACAAAAACTTGTTTAAGATTAGGTAGCAGGGTTATTGGCAAGTGTATGATGGGGTCAACGTCAAATGCTTTAGACAAAGGGGGAGAAAACTTTAAGAAATTATACAATAGCTCTGATGTAACTAAGCGCAATGCCAATGGTCAAACGAAATCTGGGCTATATTCTCTTTTCATCCCAATGGAGTGGAACTATGAGGGTTTTATAGACGAATACGGACATCCAGTATTTAATAAGCCGCTAGAAGGCACCGTGGGGCCGCACGGAGACGTTATAGAAGTCGGAGTCATTGAGCACTGGAATAATGAGGTAGATGGATTAAAAGGCGACCAGGACGCTCTAAATGAGTTTTACAGACAATTCCCTAGGACTGAGGAGCACGCCTTCAGAGACGAAACAAAAAACAGTATATTTAATTTAGCAAAAATATACGAGCAAATAGATTATAACGAAGACTTAGGCAATAGCAATGTATTGACAAAAGGAAGTTTTCAGTGGGAAAACGGTGTTAAAGATACAAAGGTTATATTTATGCCAAACCCTCAAGGCAGGTTCTTAATATCGTGGACACCTAGTTATAATATTCAAAATAGACAAACTACACGTAATGGTATAAGGTACCCAGGTAACGAGCACATGGGCGCATTTGGTTGTGACAGTTACGATATATCCGGGACAACAGATGGAAGAGGATCCAAAGGAGCTTTACACGGATTAACCAAATTTAGTATGGAAGACGCTCCGCCAAGTACTTTCTTTTTGGAGTATGTAGCAAGACCTCAAACAGCTGAGATGTTTTTTGAAGACGTGTTAATGGCTTGTGTATTTTATGGCATGCCTTTACTGTGTGAAAATAACAAGCCTAGGCTTTTATATTATTTTAAAAGAAGGGGGTATAGAGGTTACTCAATGAATAGACCCGACAAGATTTGGAATAAGCTATCAGTAACTGAAAAAGAAATTGGAGGAATACCAAACTCAAGTGAAGATATAAAGCAAGCCCATGCAGCAGCAATCGAAATGTATATAGATAGACACGTAGGATTAAATGAAGATGGCTCGTATGGCACAATGTATTTTAATGAGACCTTAAACGATTGGTCTAAATTCGATATAAACAATAGAACAAAATTTGATGCAGCCATTAGTTCAGGACTAGCCATCATGGCTTGCAACAAAGACCTATATAGACCTCACGGTAAAATAGAAAGACAGCCTGTTAAATTACGGTTTGCTAAATATTCCCACGAAGGCACTATGTCAAAAATAATAAAAAAATAATATGGCGAATAGCGTAACAAATAGTTTTTTCCCTAGCCAAGTGGTAAGTGATCAAGAGAAAGTTTCTCAGGATTACGGATTGAAAGTTGGTAGAGCGATTCAAAATGAATGGTTCAGTAGCAACTCGGGTGTAACTCGCTTCAGGAGTAATCAAAATTCTTTTCATACGTTAAGGTTATACGCAAGGGGGGAACAACCTGTACAGAAATACAAAGACGAGCTTTCTATAAATGGTGATCTATCTTATTTAAACTTAGACTGGAAGCCAGTTCCAATATTATCAAAGTTTGTTGACATAGTTGTTAACGGTATTGCTGATAGATCTTTTGATATTACTACTTATTCACAAGATCCTTACGGTGTAAGCAAAAGGACGGCTTATATGGAATCTGTTATAAGAGACAAGCAAACAGAAGAATTAAATAACTTTGCTCAAGAAAATTTTGGTATTAATCTTTTTGAAAATCCACCTGAAACTTTACCGGACTCTCAAGAAGAGCTTGACATACACATGCAACTTACTTACAAGCAAGGCATAGAAATAGCGGAAGAAACCGCGCTTAACACGTTACTTGACGAGAATAGGTACGACTTAACAAAAAGAAGAACCTACTTAGATTTAGCAACATTGGGCATAGGGTGTGTAAAAAATAACTTTTCAGAATCAGAAGGAGTAACCGTTGATTACGTTGATCCAGCTTATTTGGTATACTCTTATACAGAGGACCCTTATTTTCAGGATATATACTATGCCGGAGAAGTTAAGTTTGTGCCGATAAACGAAATTAAAAAGCAATTCCCTGAATTGACTCAAGATCAGTTAGAAAAAATTAAACAACAGGGAACGCAAAATTTTGGTGTATTTGATCAGACCGTAAGCAATCAATACAACAATAACAGAGACTCAAACGTTATACAGGTTTTATATTTTAATTATAAGACTTACATGAACGAAGTGTATAAGGTCAAAGAAACCGCAACAGGAGCAAGCAAAATAATAGTTCGAGATGATCAATTTGATCCTCCAGTAGAAATGCTAGAAGAGCAATTTGGTAAAATGTCAAGATCTCTTGAAGTACTTTACGAAGGTGTTATGATTGTTGGTACGGATATAATGCTTAAGTGGGAAATGGCAAAGAATATGATGCGTCCTAAAAGTGATGTATCTAAAGTTAAAATGAATTACGCTATTACCGCTCCTAGAATGTATAAGGGCAAAATAGAATCATTAGTAAGTAAATGTACAGGGTTTGCCGATATGGTACAATTAACCCACTTGAAATTACAGCAAGTACTACAAAGAATGATTCCTGACGGGGTATACCTTGATGCAGATGGTATCAATGAAGTA